TTGCCAAGTGGGTATTTGCCGAACTTTTCAAATCCTGCCGAAGCCGCAAGGGCATGGGCGGACCAATATGAGAAAGTACAGATAGAAAGCAAGCGGGCGTTGGAGGCTGAAAAGCAAGTGCTTGAATTGAGCGATACGGTTGCAACCATGAAGCCGAAAGCAGATTATTGCGACATCGTTCTTGCAAGCAAGGAAACGGTAACTATTACACAGGTCGCGCAAGACTTCGGAATGTCTGCAAAGGCTTTCAATGTGTTACTCCGCAATTTCGGTATTCAACACAAAGTCGCAGGGCAATGGATATTGTATGCAAAGTATTTGCCTTTGGGCTATGTACAAAGCGAACCAATCCTCATTGACCATAAAAGCGGCAGAAAGGAAACCAAGATGTTTACCAAATGGACACAGAAAGGCCGTCTGTTTCTATATGAAGAACTGAAACAACACGGAATTCTGCCCCTCATTGAAAGGGCTGCGTAATGGCACTCTTCAATCTTTCAAATCCCCTCGATAATGCCAACTTCCTGCTTCGTGCAAAGAAGTTGGCAGAGAGTGGAAAAATCGTTGAACTGACCGAGAAAAAGCCAAGAAGGAGTTTACCACAGAATAAGTATCTGCACGTTATTCTTGCTTACTTCGGTACGCAGACAGGTAACACTACGGAATGGGTTAAGCGGCAGTATTACAAGAAACTTGTAAACCCTGACTTATTTATCCGTGAAAAAGAAGATAAGTATTTGGGGAGGATAAAAGTGCTTAGAAGCAGTGCAGACCTTGATACAGCGGAAATGAGTTTGTCTGTTGACCGATTTAGAAACTGGGCGGCACAGGAAGCTGGTATTTACATTCCATCAGCAGATGAAGCGATACTAATTCAGCAGATGGAGATAGAAATAGAACGAAATAAGGAATACATATAATGGAAATAAAGAAAACAACAGATTATACACTCTTTAAGAAGTTAGAGGGTAATCGTGATGTGGTGAGAACAAATGCACTTGTAAAATCGATTAAAGAATTCGACCTAACAATGTACTCACCTATAATTGTAAGCGAGGAACTCCGTATAGTAGACGGACAGCACAGATTTGAAGCGTGCAAACAATTAGGTTTACCAATCTATTTCATTGTTATGCCGTCAGAAAATGCAGAAAAGGCGATGATAGTACTTAATAAGTGCCAATCACAATGGCGTAATGATGAATTTTTTCAATACAACGTTAAGAAAATAGGAGGTGCTTATGCTGAATTAAAAGAATATATGGATAAGTACAAAATAATTTTGTCAAATGCTGTTATTCTTTTTCCAGCTAAACCTTTTGAAACAGTAAAAGTGCGTGATGCGAATTTCACATTTGAGAAATATGAACAATGTGAGGAGCTTGTGGAATTCTATTTAAGTTCAGAGTTTAAGGGATTGTCTTTTTGGAAGTCGAAACCTTTTGTTAAGGCTATCCGTTTCTTTTTCGAGCGGTCAGACAGAAAGCAGCGTGATAAGCTGAAAAGAAAATCTTTAGCAATTCCACTTTGCGCAAGTCACATGCAATACGAAACGGTGTTTGAAAACCTTGTCAAGATGCGCAGGTAGAAAAATACTACAGAACTTATTTGTCTTTCACAAATAAGTTTAATTAGTTCAACAAAGTGTGGAAGCGTCCACACACTTGCTTTGGTGGCGGAATTGGTACGCAACAACAATTTAAAGAGATAGTCAAACGAACATGATGTGTAAGGCTATGTACGTTGTCTATGCAGGTTCGAGTCCTGCCCAAAGCACAGTAGTTGTTATCTCATAATATTTAATAGTTTATTTTCACAGCCTCACAGCGGTGGGGTGCATGGGGGAATAGCAGATGTGGAAGATGCACCTCGTAAACACGGGGCGGATAATATCCTTGTAGGTTCGACTCCTACTTTCCCCGCTAACTAAAAAATGGAATTATGGAAATTATAACATCAGCGACTATTTTCAAGGCATTTGATGGAAATATTTTTACTTCCGAAAACGAATGTGCGGAATATGAGAAAAAGAGAAAAGAGTTTCTAAACAAACTAAAATTCTTTTTGGTTAAATATGCCCCTGACTTGACAGAAACTGGTTTTTTGTTAGATGGTTTGTTTGTGGCTGTTTATTCTGACCATTACCAGCATAAGGAAATCGCAACGAATTATTGCATAAAGGAATTCGGATATTTAGGAGAGTCCGTGCAAGGATATGGTTTTCAAACCTATTTTTCTGTTTTAGAAACAGATTTTGAGACTTATACAAAAGGGACGATAGAAGACTATAAGGGCATACACCGCTACGATAAACTGCTTCTTAGTCCGAAGAATTTTGATGAGTTCAAAGGCATAGAAAGATTTGATTACATGAAAGAGTGGGGATTTAAGTAATGTCATACTATATCAAGAAAAAGAAAACAGACAAACCAAAGAAGCGGCAAACAAGCCAAGCTACTTTGGTAAAGAAGTTGGATAAGGTATTTAGTCAGTATATCAGATTGCGAGACACTTTCCCTAACGGCACATTCCGTTGTATATCGTGCGGAAAGATAAAGCCTTTCGACCAATCCGATTGCGGTCATTATCATTCGAGACGGCACATGTCAACCCGCTTCGATGAGGAGAATTGCAATAGTGAATGTCGTTTCTGTAATAGGTTTTCAGCCGACCACCTTATCGGGTATCGTGAGAACCTTATCAGAAAGATAGGAACGCAAAGATACCAATTACTTGAAGCAAAAGCACATCAGACAAAGAAGTGGTCTTGCTTTGAACTTGAGCAACTGATTAAGTATTATTCAGTCTTGGTAAAGAAATTGAGTGATGAGAAAGGGATAAGGATATGAATGAACAAACTAAATTAACACAATGGCAATTTGACGAATTGTCGAATAAAATAGCAAACAGAATAGCCTACAGGGTAGCGATTAACACAAAGCCTATCCTTACATTTGACGAGGCCTGTTTGTACATGGGTATGAGTAAATCAGCACTTTATAAAGTAACTTCAAGCAAAGAAATACCATTTTCCAAGCCAAACGGCAAAATGATTTATTTCAAGCGTACAGATGTAGACGGGTGGCTGCTTAGCAACAGGTGCTCCGCTGCTACAGAGTTGGCAGATAAGGCAATGGCATACACCCAGAAAAAAATATGACGTATGAGCATGCAACTACGAGAATACCAGCAGCATGCGGTTGATAAGGCAGTAGACTTTTTGACTGACAACAAAGCGAGATACAACGGAATAATAGTTATTCCTACAGGTGGAGGCAAGAGCTGGTGCATAGCAGCAATAGCCGACAGATTAGACGGGAACGTACTTATCTTTTGCCCATCGCGTGAAATCTTAAGCCAAAATTTCGATAAGATGTGCGCAATCAACCCTATGGGGTGTACAATATTTTCAGCTTCTTTTAATTCAAAGGAGGTTGGAAAGATAACATTTGCCACGATAGGCAGTGCAAAGTCGCACCCTGAATTATTCCAACGGTTCAAATACATAATCGTGGACGAGGCACATCAAACGAACCCCAAACAAGGAATGTATAAAGAATTCTTCGAGGCATTGGGGCAGACTAAAATCTTAGGATTAAGCGCAACGCCTTATCGTCTTTCTTCCTATATGGGAGGCTCAATGCTGAAATTCATCACTCGGACACGACCGCACATCTTTTCAAAGGTTATCTATCAAATTCAAATTTCGACCTTGCTTGATATGGGGTTTCTATCAAATATTGAGTATTATCAGTTGTCACCTACAGGGTGGAATGAAAGTAACTTAAAACTCAACACCACTGGTGCTGATTATACGGACAAATCAGTGATACGAGAGTATGAGCGCATAGACTTCTATTCATACCTTGTGAGCATTATCAAAAGGCTTCTGAAGCCAAAGCGTGGCGGCGCGAGGAAAGGAATACTGGTGTTTACCCGATTTGTCAAAGAAGCCCAACGGCTTGTTGATAACATACCGAATTGTACCGTTGTTTCGAGTGATACTCCCAAAGTGGAGAGAGATAGGATATTGACAGACTTCAAGAGTGGCAAGATACAAGTAGTTGCCAACGCAAATGTATTAAGCACAGGCTTCGATTACCCTCAACTTGACACCGTTGTAATGGCACGCCCTACAATGTCACTTGCTATGTACTATCAGATAGTAGGTAGGGAGATACGGCCATACAAAGGCAAACAAGCGTGGTTTATTGATTTAGCTGGAAACATCAATCGCTTTGGCAAGGTTGAGGACTTGAAACTCATCGACACCAACGGCAAAGGCAAATGGGCAGTGTTCAGTAATGGTAAGCAGTTAACGAACGTATTATTTCAATAAGTATGGAATATAGACTGTTCCCTATTGGCGAGACTGACTTGCTTATTTAAGCGAAGCGGAAGTTCCCTCGCCGACATTGTTTGACTTAATAGATGCTGTATGACAGAATTAGAGGCACATATGCAGGTAGATTATGGCTTATTCGTTCTAAAAAAATACTTGAAAGAACTGAATAAGCCTATTACTTCAATAGACGCAGCAATAGATAAAGTTTGCGGTCGTGATATGGTCAAGGAAACAAGGAAAAATGCTATCAATGTTCTCAACGACATTATCGAAGCGAAGTCTTTTCTTGGTTACGATTGTGAAAAAGAAAAAGAACTCATAGATAAGTTGAAGCGATGAAAAAGACTATCGAACTCCACGCATGTCTGGACTGTCAGTTCGCACATCTTATGTGCTCTGAAAATCGCAATCCCATTGTTTCAGAATGCACGATAACAAAAGAGCGTGAAGTGGCAAGCGTAAAACGTGCATGCAGATATTTTAAGCCACTGATTGGAGAAGTTGAAATACACCCGATGCTACCTTGTAAATAAAATTATGAGTAGATTAGATATATTAAAAAGTTCCTTAAGGAAAAAAGAGGAAAAGTTTAACGCAAAGTTGAATGAGCATTTCAATGATGTTAAGCAAGCCAACGGACAGCCATTGAATGATAAACGGTGCGGTCAATCTACAATGCGTAGATGGGATAGGCAAAACAATTCATTGAATAATCTTCAAGATGAGATAGCCAAGACCGAGAAAGCTATCAAAGTAGAAGAAAGCAAGATAAAGGGCACTGAGTATATAACATCCTTGTTGCCCATTGAAATCTTATCATTGATAGAAGACGGAACGTTAATTCAATGGCGCAAATATCCTCATATTTTCTTTGTAGACGGAGTGGATAAGGCACGGCTTATATGGGACTTGAAAAAGAAACAGATTGCTCATAAATTCACATCGTCAATACAAAACAAGGAACAGTACAAGAAGTTTGCAAATGTATTCAACTCTCTTGCGAGTAAACTTAATAATCAATGATTAAATATAAACTATAATATATATGGAAAGAACTATTATCGAAAGTGGTGCTATTTTCAAATGGCACAACTCAAAGGAAGAGTTACCAAAACTCAAAGACAAGAAAGATAATATTACCTGTGTTACATTTATGAATGGAATATTTCATATAAATGTTTGGAACGAATATTATCAATGCTGGGACGATTCTGATGGCGATGATTTTGAATTCAGTAAGGAGGTAGACCTGTTATGGTCTCCGCTTGAAACAATAAGTACAGACGAAATCATCAAACTATGATTAAACTCGATGGTGGGTACTTCGAGCCACGTATTGGCGATGCAGTAATTAACCCGATGAAATTTCTAAAGTAGGCTATGAAGCATATCAATATAACAATTCCAATCCATATTCCCGACGATATTAGGTGTTGGTGGTTCAGGAAGAAAATACAGTTCTTACGTAAATGCGTTGAACAAGTGAATAAGTTATACAAAAAGTATTGTAAAAGAAAAAGGTCTGATTTTACTGGAGAAATAGAAGATATATCACCTGATGACACAAAAGATTTGTGGAATTTATTACAAACAGTAAGAGACTTGGGATATGATATAAGTGAAGATTATCGCTCAATAGTCTCTGATTAACGTTAAAAATTAAAGTTATGACAATATTAGAATTACAAAAAAGACTACAAGAATTATATGAAAAGTATGGGGATATTGAGGTATCTATTCAAAACGGCGACGATGGCGGTGATTACTACGGTCAGAGAGAAATAGAATACGTAGAAAAAGAGGGAGAATATCCTAACGAAATGGTTATTCTGTCGTAAAAAGGCAAAATATGAGCAAATTTATTCCACGCAAGATTAAGAAGGCTTGTAAAGCGTATCGAAACAAAGCCACCCTGAAAACGAAGTGGTTGAGATATGTACACACACAAGTTTTAGGTCGAATAGATGTGTATCAACCATATATGAAAGACTATGAAACTTCATTCTCTACTAAGTACGGGGAATTATTAAGCGAATATATTGACTATGGAACAATTTACTGACTATATCCCATTTATCATTCGACCGAATGTTGCAGACGAATATCTGCACGGAGTTGTATGTGCGCCTAAAAAGAACCGTAGCGGCTCAACGCCATACGCCAACAAGAGGAATAGAAAACGAAAGAACAAACATAAAAGGAAATAACTATGTGTACAGAAGCTGAACACCTGTCAGAGATATATTGTGATTTTGACGGAGAATATGATGCCGAGTATATTGCACGGATGGAAAATGAGAGATTGCATACCATAGCAACTCTTTCCGGCATAGACACTACTACACACTCACGTCGCAAGAAACGTCGCCTTAACAAAAAAGAAAATGGGCTATATCTGATTATCCAAGATAGCAGAAAAGATGATACAACTTTAATGCTTGTTGATAGACGAAAATCAAAGAAATATTGGTGGACACATGATTTTTCACTTGCCTACAAAGGTAAAAAGAAAGACATGGAAAATGTTGCTAAAAAGTTGCGGAAGAACAACGTTAGGCTCGTCAGTTATGAAACTTATTTTAATAGCTTATAGTATGGAACGATATTATTTCACATTTATGATGAGTGACGCTCAACGCCACAATTGCTACCACGTGGAAGATGACGAAAGCTACGGCGAGGCTCGTGATAAGATGGTAGAGAAGTTCGGAACGGGATGGGCTTTTCAATATGACGAAAATCAGTGGAAAATATCCAAGGAACAGTATGAAAGGCTTTACAGCTGCAACCCTTTTAACCCTGATTGGTTTGAGGGTATGACGCAAGCAGACTTGTTTAACTTAAAGGAAATATAGTGAAAGAAGCAATAGAGAAAGCGGCTTTAGCGCATCAAAAAAAGTTTCCTATCGATAACAGTTGTAGCTATGTCGGTAGTTTCGGAAACGGCATGCACCATCAAAGCTATAAATCTTTTATTGCTGGTGCTGAATTTGGCAAGAACGAAGCCTTGAAAAGGGTAAAACGCCGACTCATGGCATTACTTACAAATATTCCACACAGCGAGGAATACGTAGACCCTAATTGGTACACAGGAGAGATTGATATTGTTATTGATGAAATAAATAAATTATGAAAAGAGTAAACAAACTAATTGGTAACATAGAACCTATAGGCGACACTACCATTGATTATGAATATCCCCAAGGAATTATATAAGCGATTTAACTCTCACAGACTTGCGCAGTTCTTTCTCTATCTGCTTTTTACGTCCGATAGCGACGGCAATGTAAAGACGACGCTTCGGCAGATGGCAGAGGACAACGAAATGAGCACGAAATGGGTTTCAAAAGCACTCGAAGAATTGAAAACTTTAGGTGCTGCTGAAACAAAAACGAAACAAAGAGGAAACAATGGAGGGAGTGTAATAAGTATCTGTAATTATGGCTTTTACGAGAAAACTTTAGGTGCTGCTGAAACAAAAACGAAACAAAGAGGAAACAATGAAACGACAACTAAAAAGGTCGCGAAAAAAAACACCTATGACTACTCTTTCGTTGAGCAAAATCTTCAAAAACCATTTGAAGAGTGGTTGAAATATAAACAAGCAAAAAAACAGATGTACAAACGTCAATGTGACGTGGAACTTTGTTACAAACGACTGAAAGAGTATAGTGGTAACGATACAACAAAGGCTATGCAAATAGTGGAACAAAGTATGACAAACAACTGGAGCGGCTTGTTTGGGTTGAAAGAACACGATAAATCTTCCATTTCGCTCCAATCGGGTGAAATGAACTACGATAAATTCAGTGATTGGAAATGAAACAGATAAACTTTGATGAAGTCGTAGAAAGGTTGAAAGATACAACCTATAAGCCTGTGCCGAACAAGGTACAGATATGTGTCACAGACGCAGTCAATCATCTGAAAGGAGGATTGAAATATTTCTGTGGCGACAGCGCAAAATGGAACAACGACTATAATAATATTGCAGACTGGTTAACCGACAACAAGGGAAAGGGGCTTATGCTCGTTGGTGATTGTGGCGTCGGGAAGTCGTTGATTGGCATGAGGATAATCCCTTTGCTGCTCAATCACTATTGCAGAAAGATCGTAACAGTATGCACGGCTAACGAACTGAACAAGTCGCCCGATGAGATAATCCGAAGTCATATCATTTACGTTGACGACGTTGGCACGGAGGATATATCAAACATCTACGGAAATAAACGAATACCGTTTGCAGAGTTGGTCGATGCTGCAGAGCGCGACGGCAAGTTACTGATGTTCTCAACCAATCTCGACGATGAGCATTTGAAAATGAAATATGGCGATAGAGTTGTAGATAGACTTCACGCCATAGTACGAAAGGTAACAATAAAAGGTAAATCAAATAGGAAATAACAATGAAATCAAAAACAGATAAAAGGTCTTCCTTGGACCACGTGATGCACTACATTGACCGCAAGGCCGAGTTTGGGAAAACAATACCCGTTGCAAACGCCAAGCGTGCAGCACAGTACGCTTTCAGCGCTGGGCGTGAGAGCGTGGTGGAGAATATACCTAATCTCCTATTTAAGGAAACACGAGAGGGGTTGATAGCAGATAATGGCTTGTTTGAGTTTATTTACCATATTTATAAATCTGTATCAGTAGATGAACCACGATATGCCTTTGCAATATCTTATGAAACACCTACTCAATGGTATAACACCTTGGAGGAAGCTATGGACGCAGCTAACGAGGATTATCGGAAACGGATTAAACAGGCATTAGGATTATGACAATATTAGAATTACAAAAGGAACTTCAAGAAATATACGAAAAGTACGGAGATATTGAAGTGGTCACGAAAGAACCCGATTGGAGGTATTCGGAATGTTATTACAATATCCCGATGGTCAATTTGGTCGAAACCAAAAACGGCAAGCTCGCCGTATTGTAAAAAAAATAATTAAAATGAATATATGATTATGATGAACTTTATAAATTTTATATTATTGATAGTTATAATGCTGTTGTTGTTATTCCTGCTATGGCATATCATATCATGGCAAAGAAAAACAGATAAAAAAATCTGCAGACTTTTCCGCAATCAGCGTACAATTGCGAGTTATTGTAAGAGAAATAAGGTGCACAACGAGCTTGTAGAACGCCTTTGCAATGAGTTGTTAAACGAAATAAAAGAGCTGAAAGAAATAAAATTATGAAAACATACGTAATTACACTATCAAAATATTTCCTCGCAACGCACAAGCGAGCAGGGGAAAAAACAAATTTCAAAGAGAAGTTCCTAAGCGGCGAGAAAATACACACGATACGGGCGAATTATCCGCTATGGGAAAAACGTATCAAGGAAGTGCAGGAGGGGCGTGCGGTGTTATCCATTCGGCAATGGACGGGTAAGCCTTACAGGAGTAAGCAAATAGAAATTGCTACACTGACAGCCAAAAACGGTATAGGTGTGCAGAAACTAATATTTGTCGGTAATGATATTATGTTACCGGTTGTTGAATATGGAGGCAACAAATTTAGATCAATGGATAGGTATAGGCTTGCAAGCAATGACGGCCTTTCTTTCAAAAATTGGGTAGACTGGTTTAGGGGTTACGACCTTTCAAAGCCGATGGCAATTATCCATTTTACTAAATTCAGATACTGACATGAAACGAATATTAGATGCCTGTTGTGGAAGCCGTATGTGCTGGTTTGATAAAGACAATACCGAAGTACTGTTTATGGATATTCGCCAAGAAACAACGACACTATGCGACGGGCGTACATTAACGGTTAGGCCTGATGTGATTGGCGACTTTCGCAATATGCCATTTGGCGATGAAAGTTTCAGTCTTGTGTTGTTTGACCCTCCGCATCTGCTTCATCTTGGTAAATCATCATGGCTCGCTAAGAAGTACGGTCGCCTGTTCCCAACATGGGAAGATGACATCAGGCAAGGATTTGATGAGTGCATGCGGGTTCTGAAGCCAAACGGTACGCTTGTGTTTAAGTGGAACGAACATCAAATACCGACAAATAGGATTATCGAGATTATAGGGAGGAAACCGTTGTTCGGACACACATCAGGCAAAGGACAGCATACTATTTGGATGTGTTTCATTAAATGATAAGACTATGGGAGTTATTGCACTAAAGAACTCGCCAGACGATATGTTTGATTGGTGGATAAGCGGTAAGTCATACAAAAAATGGTATGCAGAGAAGTATTTACAGCAAAAAATAAATTTTGAAGAATAAAAGGTATAATGAGGAAATTAATTTTATTATCAGTGTTAGCGTTTGTGGTCTCTTCTTGTGGTTACGAGATTAGGAAAAAACCAGAGCCTCCTAAGCCCAAGTTGACAAAGGAGCAGATACGAAAACAAGAGTACGAGCAAAGGTTGAAAGACTACAATGTCAAGTTTTTGTTTGAGTGTGATGGGGTAAAGGTATATCGGTTTTATGATGGTAAATATATCTATTTCACTAATGCAAATGGAGTGACACAATATCAATACACCACGAAGGTTGGCAAATATGGTTATCAAAATCACAAAGTTCAGACTATAAACACAAGGAGGTAACATGAACAGAGAAATTTTATTCAGAGGTCAGCCCACAGGAAAGGGCGGAATATGGATAGTAGGCATTGGGGCATACAAGACACATACAGCTGAACATCTTGTGTTAAACGCCAAAGGTGATTGCGTGGAGGTCGTGCATCTATGTCAGTACACAGGGTTAAAAGATAAGTACAAAAGGAAAATTTTTGAGTGGGATATTCTTAAATTCATAGCGCCTGATGGTACTATACGATATTTTGTAGTAGAATGGGCAAGTGAAGATAGAATATTAAGACCGTTGTCCAATTTTGTGCCAGATGGTAACCCTATTCGTATTAGCGGTTGGTGTTTCAATTGGAATGGTTACCGTTTATACCCGACGGTGATAGACGGAGTGCCTGATAATGAGGTAATGGAAATTGTGGGAAATATTCACGATAACCCCGAATTAATGAAGTAATATGAAGAAAGCATTGTATTTTATAAGTTGGGGAATTATACTTCCATTTGCGTCATTGTACCTCATATTTGCTTTCATAATGTGGGATATTTGGTGGCCAGCACATTGCGATATGTTTATAAGAATATTATTCATTTTGCTGTCAATCCTAACACTTATAGGATTTATACCAGCTGCAGCAGAAGTAATCTATGGAAAAGAAAATTAAGAAAATCATCCCTAAGAACTGCACGCACCCAATCTATCATTGTTCCGACGGCATAGATACGGTGAACTGCTGGACTTTCCTCAATGAAAGGTTTGAGGAGTGTCCGCATAAAGATTGTGATTGTTACAAAAAGAGTAAAGTATGAAGAAAATAATGTTTAATGACAAGTACTGTCTGACACAAGCTGTGCTGGACGGTACAAAGACAATGACACGGCGGATATTGAAAGAGGGAACACCGCTTGGTAATTGGGAAGAAACAGAAAAACATCTGCCTTACAAGGTAGGCGAGGTTGTGGCGATAGCACAAAGTTATAATGATATTGGCAAATCATTATATGATGATTTTTGTAATGAAGTTGCTGGAAATACCAATAAGATGTTCGTGAAAGCTGATTTAATGCCTCATCATATTAAAATTACTGATGTCATGGTAGAACGCTTACAGGATATTTTAGAAAATGAATGCTTAAAAGAGGGCTTAAGGTTAAGTGGTAATGGTCGTTTCTATTATCAACAAATGGTAGCATCTAATCATTTCATTAATAAGTATTTTGATACGCTACATGAAGCGTTTACTTCTCTCATTGACAAAATCAGTGGCAGGGGCACATGGGAGAGTAATCCATGGGTGGTAGCCTATAGTTTTGAATTAGTAGATTAAGCATAAGAATAATATGCGATATACTCACGCAAGCCTATTTTCAGGTATTGGCGGTGCAGAACTCGCCGCCTCGTGGCTCGGTTGGGACAATGTATTTCATTGCGAAATACAAGAGTTTCAGCGAAAAGTATTAGAATATTGGTTTCCCAACTCAATTAGTTATGAAGACATCACAAAGACAGATTTTTCAAGGTGGAGAGGACACATTGACGTGCTCACAGGAGGATTTCCATGTCAGCCGTTCAGCGTTGCAGGAAAAAGAAAGGGAGCGGAAGATAACCGCTACCTCTGGGCGGAAATGTTACGAGCAATACGGCAGATACAGCCCACTTGGGTCGTTGGTGAAAATGTTGCTGGTCTCCTCTCAATGGTTCAGCCCGGCAAGGCGATTAAAGTGGGACGTGCAGACGATTTGTTCGACGAGAATTTCATATACCGAACGGAGCAGCAATTCACGATTGATGCCATCTGTGAAGACCTTGAGCATACAGGATATTCCGTCCAACCGTTTGTTATTCCGGCTTGTTCCGTCGGAGCACCCCACAGAAGAGACAGGGTGTGGATTATTGCCCACCGCACAAACGCAAGGTCTGAAAGTATGCAACAAGGACGGAAAGACGGAATTTCTGAATTTGGAGTTGTTGCCGACACCAAAGGCACAGGAAGCGCGCGGGAATTGTTCTGTCAACAGGAACAAATTCAATCTGACCGACAAAATTACAGAATTGACAAGCCCGATTTCGCCGACTTCCCAACTCAATCCCCTGTTTGTAGCAGAAATGATGGGCTACCCTTTAGAGTGGCTGACCTTACCCTTTCTTTCCCACAGTGGCGAAGCAAAAGCATCGAAGCGTTAGGAAATGCGTGGGTGCCGCAAGTGGCGTATGAAATTTTTAAAGCAATAGATAATTACGATAAAATGTATAAATTATGAAAATAAAGAATGAAGCGGAACTGTTATCAATATTCTGCGATAAGGAGGAAGTCGGACCATTACTAAAAACCCCGTTTTTCAACACGAAATACAACGAGGTATGGAGCACGGACGGGCATGTCCTTATCAGGATAAAGCCCGAAATTCTTGTTGATGAATATCCTAAAGGAGAGTTGAACCTCCCCGCTTTAGAGTGCCCGTGCAAAAAGAAAATTACTATTGAGGCAATAAATAAGGCGCTGAATGAGTGTCCGAAAGTCGACGAGGAAATTATTGCCCAAGATGCAGTGAAATGTGAGGAGTGTGATGGAAGTGGTGAAGTGTATTGGGAATACAAAGACAATCACTTGCACACCCACGAGTGTCTATATGATTGCCCTATATGTGACGGAACGGGTGAAATTAAGTCCGAAATTACACGAAAAACCGGAAAGAAAACCGTTGATGAAAATGCCATTATCAAAGTTGGAAATGCTTATCTGTATGCGAAAAACTTTTGCAAGTTAAAATCTGCAATGGAGCATCTCGGTGTTACTGATGCAGAATTATTATTCAATCCCGAAATAAAGGCGAATGAGTTTGCCATTGAAGACATACGTATCGACCTTGCTACAATGCTCTTTGACCATACTTGTAAGTGCGATGCTGAATTAGAATTAATATAACTTCAACAACAAAAGAAAATAAATTATGAAAGTAGAATTACAGAACGGCGACCGCATCACCATTCCCGAGGGGTGTAAGGCGCAAATCAACGGCAACGAGGTTGTTATTGAGAAATATGAAAACGAGTTTAAGGACGGGGACGTGCTAACCTTACTACGTAATAATAAGGCAGTCTTTATATTTAGAGAAGACGAATTGAAACAGAAAAATAACGAAAATGGCTATTATGTAGGCTATACAGCCAGCTATTGTATTGATGTACCTACAAAAGGTAGTCCACTTTTCTATGGGCATAGAAACGAAGTACGCCTTGCCACCGACGAAGAAAAGCAATTCCTTTTCGACAAGATGAAAGAGCAGGGACTGCGCTGGAATGCAGAGGAAAAGCGAGTAGAGAAGATTAGGTGGCGAGCAGAAGATGGCAAGGGATATTGTTATGTTGGCTATTTAGGAAGCGTATCGGTAGAGATAGAAAATGGTCATTGGGCTGATAAAATTAGACACGAGTTTGGCAATTACTTCCGCACCAGCGAGCAAGCCGAAGAAGCTGCCGAGGTGGTGAAAGAAGCGTTGAGAAAGTTCCACGAGAAGATAGGAGAATAAGATATGAAAGCAAAAGTAAAAGATACAGGAGATATAGTTAATGTAGTTTTCATTACACACCCCAACCCTGCCGTTGATGAAGTTTATTGGTGGTGTCAAGATAATCAAACTACGTACCATAAAGGCGAACTTGATTTTATGGGAGAAAATATTGACTGGGAACAACGCCGATATGAAATAGCAAAAGATGCAATGAACGGATTTTTATGTTCTCCGGTTATAGCTGGAGTTAACCCAAACCCAAGTTTCAAAGATGTTGCAACGTTTTCTGTAAGGCTTGCCGATACGTTAATCAAAGAATTGAAAGGAAAAGAATAGAAGTACATTTAGCAACCAACCTTCTTGCCTGCTCTGTTGATAGGCAGGAGGGTAGTAGAAAATTTATTATTACAAAAAAGACAATGACAGCAAAGGAATTTGTAATACAATGGCTGAATAAACATCAGTCAAGAGACATTGAACATGACGATAATTGGGCACATTTCGTCAACATCGTTACAGAAGCAAGTGAGGCCTATCATGAGTTTATGGAAAAAAGAAAACAAGCATCAAAATGACAGAAGAAGAATATAGAGAGCGCAGGGCCGATTGGATAAACAACATACTGCGCATTAACAAAAGATTTTTCCCACGGTGCTTTGGCGCACGCATAAGGGAACTCGCCAAGCTTGATGCAGAACATGATGGCAGAGACTATAAAGAAGTGCAATGTGAATTATCAAAAGAGTTCGACAATGAAACATGAAGAAAAAGCAGATATATGCGTAGCAATCTTTTTGTTGTGTATGATGCTCGCGGTAGGTAGGTTATGTGGGCTGATACACATACCGTGGCTGATTGTGATCGCTCCGATTGCCATTCCTATTTTAATAATCTACGTTACATATATGTTTTCAATGATAATACGCATCATCATTGAAATTTTCAAAGACTAAGAAAATATGGAAAACAATAATGACTACCTGCCAGACTGGGCAATAATCGAGAAAATCAACGAACAACAACGATGTAATACATCGTGTCTTGACAAAAACACCTTTTTTGGATAATCAAGGGCGGCTTCTCCTCGCTTGGAGTTGCCGCCCTTTTTTCGTTCTATCCTCACGGACTGAAAATCAAATGTAATATAAACCTAAAACTAAAAACTATAAATATCCGTTTATCCGAATTTCTTCCTCAACCACACAACTATAAATGCTATTGCAGCTATCACCACAACAGAAAGTACTCCGATGGCCCAACCGCCGACTTCCATTTTAAGGCTTTCCCATTTATTCAGCTTTCGTTCGACGGGATATGGGACACGCACACTGTCCGTCTTCACGCTATCTTTGTATATGGTCCTATATAGGTTCTTATACCTATAATCGACCTTTATCTTTGTGAGGAAAACAGTGTCGCCTTTGATAAATCTGTCGACATACTCTTTCTGATAGATACTGTCGTACTTCGTTAACGTATCGTGTTTGGTTACGTACACGTTGTGATATTCAGGCACACTGACGTACTTCGTCTTACACCCCTGCAATAGCATCAGAGTCAAAAATGCCATCGCAAGGAATAACCCAAGCAAAAATTGTTTGATAAAATCTTCGTATCGCATAATTCCTATACTTTTAGTTTGAAACACTCTCTCCGCTGCCGTCCATCAGGGCTTTTATACCCAACGTGTACCCATCGCGATGTCTTGCTTTTCTCGACGATAATCTGGTCATAGGCGTAGCCCTTTCCGGCGAACACCTGCGACATGAACTCTTCGAACTCATCTTGCATGCCATTCACAGGTACGAGGTCAGCCGCATAGCCTGCCACGTGCGCAGATGTCTTCACGCCGCCGACAGCCTTGTTGAGTGCCGGTGAGCGATATCCACTCGACACGCGTATGGCGGGTGTGCCGAGATTGTTCTCTTCGCAATACAGCTCCCATTCCGCCCTGATGCTCTCTAACAGTGTTATCGTCTCTGTCAGATGAACCTTGACGATTGATGGAGGGGTGTTATCAATCTTCAAACGCGCCGCAGTGGGTGACGCTACCATTTCTTGTAAGGTGAAATTTCCCATTTTCTTTTATGTTAAATAACATGATTTTCAAAAATCATACAGAAACATTTGCATCAAGCGCATAGCCTTTATTTATGTAAATATCAATCAGGTCTGCATCGTCGATGTCGTCAGTGAAATTAATAAAAGCATTTTGATTTGCAACATCGGGGCTTGTAGGTAGTACCTTATGAAGTTCTTTTGCCACATTATTGACATTATTTTTTCCGCAATCAATATGAAAACGGCGGTTGTTCATGAAAGGTATGCGCTGAATGAAGGCTAAAAACTTATCAACAGCGTTATTTCCAATCCGAATGTATATTTTTTCGTATTCGGGGAATTTATACCCTGCAGGCATACTTTTAAAG